AAGTTTTGGATTAAAACTATTTAATATTTTAAATTTTTTTATTATTTTTATTAAAAAAATGAAATTACATGAGCTTTTTGTGTAAAAAAAGAACAATTTCATAAAACATCCTTGATATCCTTACCTTTTTATCAATTGGATATATTCTTTTACCTATTACTTACTATCTATTTGATAATCTTTTCAACTATTTTCAAACAATTTTAGAACTAAATCGTCTTATATTGTATGAATACATATAAACTTAAACTTAAAGATGTTGTTAATGAAGAACATTATAAGCAATTAACACAACTTGGTATCATTGAGATTATTGTTACTCCCTATGATCCACCAGTATTGATTAGATATGATGGTAAAAAGTTTGTTATTAGTAAAGATGATTATATTAAACCTTTAGATAACTAATCACTTTGCCAACTTATTTCTATCTTTTTATCATCGCTATCAGTTATAGATAGAGTTTGCTGCTTCTCAGTTCCGTACTGCTTGGGAGATAATTTCCCTGCCTTCCATTGCATATTCTTACTATATACTTCTAGTAGCTTTACCTCCGACATACTGATCTTTTGTTTGTCTAAGGCATTCTCTATTCGTTTATCGATGTCTCCAATAATATATTCTATGCCGAGTTCTTTGGCTTTAATGTAACCTTCCCTCAGCTTCTCATCCTTTAAGATCCAATTCCTCCAGGACTGCCAAGTTATACCACATTCTTTTACTGCATCCCTTATGCTTATACCACGAGAGAGCTTGTCCAGTATCTCTTTAACAATTGACTTGGAATACTTTGTCGGTCTCCCTTTTTTAACTGGAATGATTTGTTGTTGTTCAGGCATTAGTGTAGTGTTACCTTTTCATCCAATGGCTGCATATACTCTGTGTATTCTGGTAAGCTCTTGAAGTAATGGGCAAATTGCATTGCTTCTTCTTCAGTCTTAAAGTTTGCAAACCTAATAATTATTTCTGGCTGCTTTGTTTCAGGATTATCTACCATAACCATACTACAATACAGATCGTCTATCAAAAGTTTCATTTAATAAATACCTAATGTCCTCCAAAGTAAGATAATGTTTATGCCGATTCATTTGAGTATAAATATCTCTGACTTGGTTTGGTTGCATACCTGCGAGTGAACAAATAAAACTGAAATCTTTGCTTGCAAGCCAGTCTTTAGCTTCCTGCTCGTATTTGGTATTCAACCTCGTCATCCAAAGGAATTTTCCTAAAGCATCGGTTAAACCCTGCACAAGAACAGCAATCCAAAGTTTCTGTTCTGACATAATAAAAAAACCATCTTTTAAAGATGGCTATAAAACTATTCACAATTATAGTGAGTGTATATATTTATAAGGATTTACGATTAATTTGTTAATAGGAACAAATACAAAACTTACATATCATAATATAAAATTAATCTATCAAGAGCTTCTCGAAGTTCATCCATTCTTTTTTGAGCAGGTTGATTTCTCACAATGACTAACCACAATACATCCCAAAACTTTCCTATCTCTTTAATAATAATATGAAATTCACTATGAGCATCTATGTTTCTATGGACAAAATCTTCTTTAGTGCCACCAATAAACTCTTCTAGTCTAGCTGTAATCTTTGGCTCTAGTCCTGATCTATGGCATAATTTTTCAAATTTATCTCCTGCCCAAAATCTTTTACTATTTAATTCTCTATCCTTAATGTCCAGTAATCCTCTAGCATAATAGTTTTCTAAGACTGAATTGTGTACTTTTTCTAAATGTCTATCTTGACCATAAAAAGCAAATCTAAATTTTTCGCCATCAACTTTCCTGGTTAATGTGCCATCTTCGTTTCTCTCTAGTTCTTGGCTGCCAAGTTCAATAGGAACTCTATCTTTTTTCTTTTTTTTCTTTTGTTTTACCACTTTTTAAATTCTTCTTCGGTTATGAGATTTTCTTTTCTCATTTGCCTGACCATATCATCTGAAATTCTAGTGCTTCTCATGCCTTTTTTAACAAACCAGACATAATCCTTATAAGATTTTTCAGGTTGAACATTATAAGTTTCTTCTTTTTGATCTAAATAAGCACCTGAATTAAGCCAAGAAGCAGGATGTTGAGCATAATCTTTTTTATTTTGAAAATGATTATTATATAATTCAGCTAATTTTTCTGGTTTTTGCACCCATTCAACAGATAATTTAACCCATGCTTTTTTAGCATTCCCAACTTGAATCTTATTTTTATTTAATTGCCAAAATGTATCAAATAATTTTGCCTTCTTATTAATACTTATATCATTATCATTATCACTATCACTATCAGACGATATCGTTACGATCTCGTTATTTGGTTTTCTTTTCTTATTATATTTCTCGTTAGATTTAATGACTGATTCTTTCTTTTTCCTAGCAATTTCATACTCTTTCCAATGCCTATTGTTGAAATAAGCATCTTGATCTTCTTCATTTTTTCTTACTTCCCACTTCTTTTGCAGCACATAATAGAGGTCTTTTTTTTGTTTTTCCCAGTCCTCCAGGTCATCAGGATTACATAATAAAACTAATCTTTGGAGCTTTACGATATCGTAAGGTAATCCTTTAGCACCATATAATTGAGCATAAGCTATAAGATCCCAATAAATTCCTCTTTGTAGTGGAGTTAATTCTCTCGTTCCTGATATCCACGACTCAGCATACATATAAATTGCAGGAATATTATCACTCGCTGATTTCATATAACTTCCTTAACAATAACTAGATTTCGCTTTGTATATGGCTTTTTGACTATATATTGCTTGTGTTGTAATGCCTCTAGGTGCATAAAAACAGAGCTTGGTGTCTTATAACCCAACCCAGTCATTATATCCCTTACAGCAGGGCATTTTGCGTGTTTATCCCTATATTCTCTAATGAATTTAAGAACTTTAAGCTGTTTATCAGTTAGATTTTCAGCGACATCCATTGTCTTATTACATAAATTACATTTTATTTTCATAATGTTTTTTGTTTGTTCTTATTCGATTACAAAAAATTTTGCAAATTGTAAATAAAAATGTTGCGAATTACAAATTAATCCATTAAATACCATAATAGTCAATATTGATTGCTCCTTTATTGACTAAATAATTGGCTAGGTAGGGAGTTGGATGAGCTGACTCCCTACTCAAAAAAACAAGAGAGGTTAATATGCAACCAGACTTTGTTTTAGTGGATGAAAATTTTAAAAAACCACCACAGAAAAAAGTTATCTGTTCAATAGAAGATTGGAAGAGAATGGATAAAGAGGATGCACTACAAAAAGATTGTGCTGAAAGAAAGAAAATTCCTCTAGGTAAAAACTCTAAATATGTGTGGCTAGGTATAAATAATACTGACAAAATATCAGAAAATTATTTTTCTTTTACTCCTTTCAAAAAAAGAAAAACTGAAAGTTGTTAAGCAATTGGTAAAATATACAGATAAATATAATTTACCAACTGGAGTCTCCAATGCTCTTAGAAATATTAATTCCTCCTACAGTAGAGGAGACTCCGACATATCAGTTACACAACTAATAGACTCTCCACAGGTTAAAATTTTAAAAGAAGAATATGATGACCAGATAGAGCAGGATTTATCAGAAATGTTTTGGTCAGTTCTTGGCACTTCAGTTCATCATATTATTGAACACAGCGATACAACAGAAAACACTATTAAAGAAAAAAGATTTTATGGCGAATGCAATGAATGGAAAATATCTGGTGCAATAGATAGAGTAATATTAAAAAATTTAACTGGATATGAAAATGAAACAATAGAAATAGCCGAAATAGAAGATTATAAATGCACGAGTGTTTGGTCTATTATTTATCCTAAAGAAAGTTGGACTAATCAATTAAATGTATATGCTTGGTTGCTTCGACAAAATAATTATCTTCCTAAATCTTTATCTATAATTGTTTTAGCAAGAGATTGGCAAAAGTCTAAAGCTGATGAAGCAATAAATAATGGTGGCAACTATCCACCACTTCCCATTCATAAGGTTGATATACCTTTATGGTCAGATGAAAAGCAAGATGCTTATGTCCTGGATAGAATTGAACGACACCAACAAGCAGATATGTTGTTTCACACACAGAATTTACAAATTGGATGCACCGATGAAGAAAGATGGAAAAATCCACCAAGTTTTGCAGTTAAAGTTAAAGAAAAAAAACGAGCATTAAAAGTTTTTGATCTTGAGGAAGATGCTCAAGATTATGCCAAGAATACTTTGAACTCTTATGTAGAAGAGAGACCAAGTATAGCGAGACGATGCAAGGATTATTGCAATGTTAAGCAATTTTGTAAACTAGCTCTAAAGGAGGGCTATTAATATGAAACCTACACACGAACTATTCTATATTGAAGAATATACTGACAAAAATGGTCAGCCAAAGAAGAAAAGAGTGGTGTGGGCAAAAGGTTGGGAAAATCAAGATAAGTATGACAGCAATGCAACTTATTATACATTTCCTCTAGGTAAAGGAGGTTTTAAACTTTTCGTAAAAAAAGTTAGACCTGAAAGACCTATGCAACAACAAGGTGGATACCAAGCACAACAGCAAGGTTATCAACCACCTCCACCTGCTGCACCACCACCAACTGAAGAGGACATCCCATTTTAATATGGAATTTCCATTTACAAAAGAAGAGGTTAAGATTTTGAAAAGGATATGTGAAAATCCTATCTTTAAAGAGTCTCAACCTCTTTTTAAAAATTATAATCAAGTTCAAATATTAAACCAAGTACAACCATTAAATTTTTTTAAACAATTGGTTTGTAATTTTTATAATATTAAAGCAGAAGATTTATCAGGAACTAGAAGAGATAAACATTTTGTTCAAGCTAGAAGAGATTACTGCCACTTGGCTTTTAAGAAAACTAAATTTAGCACAAGAATTATAGGCGAAAAAATTAAAAGAGATTCTTCATCAGTTCTGCATCATCTCAACAAACAGCCATTTAACATAGATAAGATTTTAAATGAATAAGTATCGTTCAGGATTAGAGAAAACAATAGCTTCTCAATTAAGAAAATTTAGAATTAAATTTGATTATGAAAAGTTAGTCATTCTTTACACAAAACCTGCACAGTCATCTACCTATACTCCAGACTTTAGGTTGGCTAATGGTATTATCATTGAAACTAAAGGTCGGTTTGTTTTAGCTGATAGAAAAAAACATTTACTTATTAGAAAACAGTATGGCCATAAATACGATATTCGCTTTGTGTTTAGTAATGCAAAATCAAAAATTTATAAAGGATCAAAAACAACTTATGCCGATTGGTGCATAAAACATAATTTTAAATATTTTAACAAAACAATTCCTGTCAAATGGATAATGGAAAAACAATGAATAATAATTTGACAGTACAAGAAAAAAAATTGGTAGATCAATATTTGAAAAATAAAGCTAAAAGCAAAGAGTATAGAGA